ACCGCATATGATTCAAAAGCATTAAACCATACAAATACACCTTTTCCCCCAAATTCAGGGGTTAAAGTACATGAAAAGCGTTTCCGGCCTTCAGGAGTCTCTTCAAGCAGTACATATTCTTGAACCTTGATCTTACCCTTAGCGTGAGCCATACGATCATCACCCAGGTCAGACAGGGAGATCATGGCACTACGGCGCACTCCACCAACGACAACAACTTCCCCGATTTTACAGAGAATATCGTGGCACTCGATTGTGTGCAGCTTACGCCCAACAGCTCCTTTGAACTTATTAACGACATACTTGAACAAGTCCACCAAGGGCTCGGGTCCAGAGGCTCGTCCTCCAAAAGTCTTAAGGCGTGTTCCGGCAGGACGAACTGCGGATACATCCCACTTTGGGATCTCGCCAGCGTATAGCAAGGCGATAACTTGACGCAACGCTTTCGCCCATCCTTCCTTGGAGTCTTTAACAACAACCACAGTGTTGCTATCATACAGTTTCTCAGGAATGTCCGGTAGTTTATTGACATATTTCTGCTCCACGCTAAAGCCCACACCAGTGCCACACAAGAGGATGTACATAGCCTCATCAAAGGCTTTAACGTCATCAATGGGTAGGTAGGAGCAGTTATAACCAGCGATGTTCTGACGCTCCAGAGCCTCCCCTGCGGTCATAATTGATCGCATCGAAGGCATAACCTCCAGGTTAACCACAGCCTGCTCAAGCTCATAACGCAGGGCAGGGCTCAGGGTGTAATTCTGTTTGTCTTTGAGGTGCTTCTCCATAAAGTTAAAGTACCGAGCTACGGTTTCATCCCAGTGCTCACGGCGTCCTTTATCGTCAAGGAAACGAGAGTAACGGGATTTTGCAATATAAGTCTGATAAGGTGTCATCTTTGTCCTTGTGTTGTTTTTGTAGGGTCGGGTATTTTAATAGGCTTCGATCATTTTGTCAAGATACCAACGAGCTTTCTTTAGGTCTTCTACCCCATTTTTATCCATAAAACGCATCAAATATTGCATCATTTGGACATAATCTGACTCAAATAAATGATAGGCTCCAGTTGGCCCTTGTGAGTTTTGAAGTTTTTGAGCTAGTTTTTCAAGAACATTCCGAACCTCAATACCTAGTGAATAATCAGCTCGCTGAGATATTTCATAAGGCTCAAAAAGCATATAGTGCTTCGGTCGATCTACTGAGTCATATTTCTCTTGCTTTTCAGGTAAATTTAGTGATTTCATATAGTCCTCAATTTGTTCAGTTGTCGGTTTAGCTTGCTGAAAGGGTGTCCAGGTGTCCATATTTCTTCTCCAAGTATTCAATGCTTAGGAACATTTCATCAAAGTGACCATCTTGTACCTCATTCATCACAAGAAGACCGCGCCAATGACGGTTAGAAAGCTGATCCATATAAGACTCATCGTGGCTATAATAGCTTCCAACCACAATAGCTGTGATAGGTTTTCCGTCTGCCCTTTTTCCATAAGCGACTTGTTTACCTTGTTGATGTCCAGCCACGCAAGACATGTGTAGCTTAGAGATAATAGCGCTAGGAGAGCTAGCAGGTCTGCCCATTGCCCCCACAGGCCAATAGTGATTAAACCCGACCCCGTTAATGAAAACAGGATGAAGAAAATCATGTACTTCCCAGTCTGCTTCATATCCTAAGTCCTTTGTTGAAATCAAACCTTCAAGGGTAGGATTGTTGTTTACAGCTCTGTCAATACGGTTCTCATGGTTCCCTAAGGTGAGCACCAGACGAGGCTTATAAACCTTCTCCTTGTTCTTCTTTTGCTTCGATTGTAAGTCCCTCAAAGGCTTTAAAAGCATGTTCATAGCCTTCTTAGTAACTTCAACGTCAGTCTTGTAACGCAAGCCCTCGAAGTACTTGGAACCCTTCACATCGTGGCTAGAGAGGCTAGGCATGTCAGCAAAGTCTCCTATGTTCACCACTACGTCAGGTCGATAGTCTACGATGGCTTGCCCTGCCCAAGAGAGGTGCTCCAGAGGAACACCCTCTTTCACTTGACAATCAGGAATTACTAGAATCCGCATAAGGCGTGTGTTCTCCATAGTTATTGAGTTCTTCATACTTATAGATGCAGTCCATCAATACACGAGCATTCAATTCACGCCCTGGAGCAGGAGAGTGGTTATGGTCAAAGATTGGAAAGGATACAGCATAGTAGACTTTCTCACGGATAGGATAACCATAGGAGGCTTCCAATACCTTCAACACATCCTCTACGATAGCGATCCACTGAGGGCCAGCATAGGAGTTAGTCATCTCAAAATGCTTGTCAGGAAAGTCTTGAAGATCGCTGTTGTCTTCGGTGATGCAGAAATGTACTTTGGTATCTTTGTTCATTTTAGTTTCCTTCTTTAGGTTATGAAAATACTCATCAAGCTCCATTGAGTTCCTCCATGTATTTAGTTATAACTGCTAACTGCTCCGCTGACAGAGGATAGATAACCACGCACCTGAAGTATCGCTTACCGTCATACCGCTTACGTAACTCAGCGATGACTTGAGCGCCTACCTCAACGTAGATATTATCGTCTGTTTTAATAAAGTTAACTCTCATTCAAGACTTCTTTAATGCTGGGAAACAGTTTGAAGATTATATTCCTACATTGCTCTGCAACCTCACGATGTTCTTTCTGTGTGGCTTTATCGCAACGAATCTCGATATAGTGTAACCAACTACGAAGAGTACCGTTCATGTACATCTTAGAGATGGTTAAACCTTCAGGGAGTAGCTTACGAGCAACCTCTTTAGCGATTCCCTTCTCAAGAGCAGACTTGTACATAAACTCAGCATCGTATAAGACCCTACGCTGAGCACCTTCCCACCAGTAGGCTAGTTGACGATCATCAGTCTCAAAGCTGTTTTGTCTATTCTGTGTGTCCTGTGTACGGGCTTCAGAGTAAACAAAGCCTGAGGCTTCTGCATATCGTTGGCTAAACTCCTGGAAGCTGAAGCTACGGTGTCTCAGAATCTGACGAGCAATGTCCCTGGTGGTTTCAATTTCCATGCAGACATTGACCATCTCAAATGGACTCCAATGCTTATTCTTAATCAGGTACTTCAGGAGCCTTTGAGCAGTCTCAGGTTGATCCTGATTCGCTGGGTTGCTCACCCGAGCCATGTACGCTATCTTCTCCTCCGCTTGAGGTGTGCTCCAAATCAAGTTTACCTGGGTCATGAAAAGTTCCTTCCTTTGCTGCGTCCCATAATGCTTTCATAATTACAGCACGAATAATGTCTGACGTTTCTTCTGAGGTTACATGCAGTTGATAGTCTGCTGAACCATCTTCATTTTCCTTGATTAGTCTGAATTCCATTCCTGAAGTTCCTTACAAAGTAATCAGCATCAACGATCACAAGAGGCTTACACTGGTTCTGTTTGATGAAGACAACAGGCTCATGCGTACCATGTGAGCAAGCCTGATTGTAGAAGTCATAAACAGCGATACGAGCGTAGCTCTTGCACTCAATCTGCCAAGGATAGATCCTACGAGCCGCAGGGGAGAGCATTACATCCTCTCCAGAGGCTCCCATGGACGTAGACTTGACATCATCCCCTTCAAGCTCTGGTGCATGCTCTAGGAGCCTTGCAGCAGCCCATTTCTGGAGGTTACGTCCCTTAGCTTTAGCGCTACTTGTTTTCAATTCTTAGTCCTCTCATACTGGTGTAGCAACGATCCAAAAACATCAGTAAACTCTTCATCGTGATTGGTCTTACCCATTGTGAACATAATGGCGTGTACCAGCTCATGGTAGAAGGTTTGATGAGTCATTTGCTCGTTCATTCCTGCTCGGAGTCTGATTTCTTGGTTGGTGGGGTCACAGATTCCGTACTCTGAAAGTCCCTCAATGAACCTAACGGACCAGTTGAATCCTGCAAGGGTAAAGGAGGCTGCCACAGTTGGTTTGGGTAGCGTCTTAACCAAAGTAGTACCCCGTTTTCGGTAACTCTTGCAATATCACCATCATACGCTTTAATACAAGCATCATAGTATTCCCTTTCAGTTGTACAGTATTTAAGAATCTTCTCAGCCTTCACTGGTCCAATACCTTTGATTCCGATAATGTTGTCAGTACGATCACCTGTAAGAATCTGCATGTAGAAGTTATGCATTCCTTCTTCTTCAGTGATGTAATACTTCTCTTTCTTCACAAAGTTATAGTGCCAGCCAGGGACTTGATCGAAATCCTTGTCGATAGAAACTATCCAGTAGTTCCCTTCTTGCGCTTGGATGGCGATGGCGTCATCGGCTTCTTGTCCTTCAACGAGTTCTGCTCCGAGTCGCTTGAGGTACTCTCTGAGGGCATGGTAGTGCTTTGGTCGTTGGAAGTCTTTTCGGTTCCCTTTGTAGGGTGCTGTTGTCGCCACCAGTTCCCGAAAATTCCCTTTGCCGGTGATATAGGCTTTATAGTCATCGCAGTTTAGTTCCGTATAAACTATTTCAAAGATGAGTTCTTTAGCTCTGGCAAAACAGATCTCCTCTGTTTCCTCTTCTGACGCAAACGCTACCCTGTAAACGATAACGTCTGCGTCAATGAGAGCTACTTTGGGAAGCTCAGATGAGGTCGTCATCTTCTTTAGCGTCCGGCACGTAGGTACGTACCTCGGTAACAGTCAGAAAGGTCTTCTCTGAGTTACCAACAATGCTAGGAGCGTTACCGTACTTAGCACTCATCTTGTGTTTGTATGCACTCACAAGAGCCTCACACTTGGAACCGTTACCCAAGGTATCAACAGCTACAGTCTTACCTTCAGGATCTATAGGCTTGAAGATAAACTTGCTCTTGACAACAATGAAGTTACCCTGCGACTCTTTGAACTTAACACGAATACCCAGGCTTGTGAGCTTGGCTACGTCTTCGTCAGAGATGTTGCAGATTGTGCACTCATAGCGGTCATTGTCGGAGTTAAAAGCTTTATTGAATTCGCTCATCCATTTGTTCCAGAAGAGCTCACCAGAGATTTTAACGGGTTTCAGATCACTCATTTTCAATTCCTTTGAAAGTTAATAAAATCCTGCTTACCATACTACAGGGTCACTGCCCACCGGAGTCCGGTGCTTCCCTTCCGCTTCGCAGTCGGGGTGACGGATCAAGCTGACTAGTTAAGGAACTTTGGTGGTTCAGCGTCTAAGCTGTCCGCCAAAGCATCCATGTATTCTACCGCAGCTACAAAGATTAGATAAATCTGATCTAGCTCAAGGTTACTTGTGTGCTTTACCATGAAAGAGTCACCAGTGACATCAATCACGATTCTAGCATCAAAGTCTCCCTCAGTGAGTTTCTCGCCAGTTTCTACCATATTTATATTCTCCATCTAAGGGACAACGTAGTTTAAAAAAGACACCAGCTTCAATGATGGACTGCTTTGCAGCCTGTCCTGTCACTTCTGCTAGCTTCTCAGGAACCTCAAACTGAAACTCATCATGTACATTAGCTACCATCTTCACAGGCCATTTGTTAGCCTTGATTTTATCATTAAAAAGCACCAGAGCCTTCTTCATCACGATAGCACCTGCACCTTGCAAGAGACTGTTAAGTGCTGCATGCTCGGATCGTACCCATATCTTACGTCCATCTAAGCCAGGAACCCATCCTTTAGCAGCGTATCGGGACACAGTTGATAGCAACCTTGCAAGCGCTGGGGTTTGCTTAAGGAACTTGTCTTTAAGTACTGCTCCATCTCTTGCACTGCCTCCAACGATAGAACCAATCTTCGCATCTCCTGCGCCATAGAGGAACGCATAGATAAAAGTCTTTGCATTGTCTCTAGTAGCAAGTCCCGCTGCTCGCTGGTTAACTGTGTGAACATCAGTTCCATCCTTAGATGATCCCTCAGTGACAGTTCGTACATAGTTTTCATCCTTCATGTAATGAGCAAGCATACGTAACTCAAGACCGCTAGCATCACAACCAACCAATACATTACCATCTTCTACCGTCCAACATTGTCTACACTCAGGCCCATACAAGCTCCCAGCATTAGGAATCTGTGCCATATTAGGCTTAGAGTGTGTCATACGCCCTGTTACCGCACCATTGGTGATTACCCTACCGTGCACCCTTCCATCGCTACCCATAGCCTCTAACCACGATTCCACCTGAGCAATACGCTTTTGAAGCAATAAGTACTGAGCAATGGTCTTAGCTTCGGGAAGATCCACATCCATGAGCACAACTTCATCAACAATCGGTTGTCCAGTCTCTGTGAACTTCTTAGGCTTCCATCCTAGCTCTTGGAGCTTTTCTCCGATCTGCTTTCTTGATCCAGGATTGAAGGTAACGATTTCGTCTTTGAGTCGCTTTCCTGTCTTTTCTGAGACTCGCTCAAGGGTGACTGGAGGCCATCTCTCTTGCATCTCTTCATATATTCCTGCCATTTTTGTTTTGAGGTCAGTAAGTAAACAGGTAGCATGAATGGTGTCCAGTTTGAATCCGTTACGTTCTTGTTGAGCAATAATTGCAGCTACTTGGTGTTCAAGCTCTATCGATTCTTCTGAGAATTGTTTAGCCTCCAGCTCTTTGGTAAGAAACTTGTAAGTCTTTTCAAGAACCTCCACGTCACGTACACAGTAACTCTCCAATAGATTCTCAACAGGTTTGTCATAACATTCTCCAGGATATTCCTCACGTCTGCCCATCAACCAAGACCATACAGCAGGATAGTCAATCTTCTGAATACCGAGCTGCTTTCCGTAGCTTTCCAAGCTGTGCCCGCTCTCTTTCGTTGGCTCTAATAGCCTGCTTGCTACTAATGTGTCGTATGTCTTCTTCAGCCCGATCTTCGTATTCCATAACCTGTTCAGGTGATAAAAATCGAAGGCGATCCCCGAATGAGCTATCAGGAGCGTAGCCCTGCTTAGATAGTCGTTTAGGCCACTTGGATTTTTCCATACTTTAATATCTCCGGTGTCAAGGTTCTTAGTTACCACGAGGTGAATCGTTTGATGATCCAACGTTGATTCTATGTCCAGGGCAATTCTCATGCGAGGCTTTCAGTTCTTCGTATTGGTGAATAAGTGTCTGGTACTTCGATTGTAACTCATAATACTTGGTTTCAAGATCCATCATGCGATGAACTAAGGTGTCTAGGTCAATCATCGTTACCTCTTAATCTAATGGCATTTGCGTTTGCTTTAAGAACGTGCTTTAGCAGTCCTAAGCAACCAGCAGCGTTTTCATCTACAACCTTTGCACACGCCTCACGTTCGGCAGCTTGAGCCATGTGGAAGAAGCGTTCAAGAAATGGAAGCAAACTAAATTGATCGTCAACAACGACCATACCAGCCTCCTGCGCCATGCGGATGATGTCATCTCTGTTCATGCTTGTCCCCTTTAATAGAAATAGTCCAATGTCTCGCGGCTAATCTCAGACCACCATGCCTGATTCCCTCCAGCAGAAACAAAATATTTTTCAGTTATTTGATAAGTTTCAAGCCAAACACAGTAGTCACCAACTTTTGTTTTTTTCCAAGCAAATACTCGCCTAGTCCTAGTCTCGCCATTCTTCGGTGGCTTAGGTTCTTGAACTTTCCATTTCATGCTTGTGCCCTTGCTCGGATGGCGGCTTCGATCTCTACACTGCCGCCGTGAATGGCAACTATGTCGATACACGCCTCACGTTCGGCAGCTTGAGCCATGTGGAAGAAGCGTTCAAGATCGTCTATGCCACATTGCATATGCGTTGCGCTTTTTGGCTTTTCGGTCATAAAACCAAAATTAGCTTCTCTCGCCATGCGGATAATGTCATCTTTTGTCATTTAATTAGCCTCCAAAGTCCAATCTGTGCCAAGGCATAGCCAGTCCACACAAGCCCATTGTCGTAGTCACCCTTGTAGAACCTCAATGCCCCCACAATAGCGTAACCCACTCCTGTGGCTCCCACAATGACGTGCTCAATCATAGTCTAATCCAAGTTCTTTAGCGTTCTCTGCTTTTTTGTTTAAAGCTTCATTAGCAAGATACTTCTCAGCATCCTTGACGATCTTCTCTACGTCTTCCCTACCAAAGATAGCCTCCCAACGCTTAGCGTATTCCTCGTTAGACACACTAAAGGGACGAGGAGAGCTGCCTTTACCTCCATCGGACTGTTTCATTTGATAATCTCCACTTCTGATTGAGTTTGAATCCATACACGAGCGCCACAAGACAAAGGCTTATCTTTGCTATAAACAAGCTCAGAAGGCCCGTGAATCTTAACTTCGTGTGCATAGTCGTTACTTTTGTAAGTCTTAACTGTAAGAACAGGCAGATCTGTCCCATTCTTCGTGTTTGCTTTTACGTTATGCTGATTAACATGAATGATAGTCTTCATAGTTCCTCCATAGTTACTTCAAACATTCTACCACTATCCACATCATAGCGCAGGTCACAGGCAGGGCCAGTAAGACCACTATAACGATTCTTAGCCACCGCTACCTTGGTTGTGTGCCTCTCGACTGCATCAGCGCTCATGGAGTTCCTCTCAAGGGTAATCACAGCGTCTGAGAGCTGAGCGATAGCACCAGAGCCTCGCAGTTGGCTCAGAGAGACTGCTTGACCATCCTCGTGACCTTGGTTTCCATTGGGTCGTTTAAGGTGAGATACAACAATCAGGGTGATCTCTAGCTCCTGCACAAGTGTACGCAGGCGAGTCATCAACACATCAATGGCTTTGCGCTCATCTCCAGCATCTTGACCAGAGATGATGATAGATAAATGGTCAAGAAACACGATGCGACAATCACAAGCCTTAGCCATGTACCTGATACGATTGATAATATTATCAGCAGAAGTGCTACCGAAATGGTCAAACAGAAAAATCCTGTTAGTGCCAAGAGTATGGTCGAAAGCATCTTTGAGTTCCTCATTAGAGACTTTGGTGTCCGGTAAGTGTAACAGTTTGTTAGCCTTCAAGCTCATGATGCTCCTGGCAGTCTTACGCACTGATTCCTCCAAGAACATTCCACCAATATTCCACTTCGTGGTGTTCAAGATGTTAAAGAGGATCTCTCGCAAGAACTGGCTCTTACCCAAGCCAGAGCCTGCGGTGACTGTAATGAGCTCAGCAGGACGTAAACCATAAAGTAACCCATTTAGACCCTTAAAAGGATACAGAGCCTCTGCTGCCTTCTCCGGTGTACTTACTTCCTCCCATAGTGAGCTGGCAGCGATGATCCCATCAGGGACATAAGTTTCAGCCTTCCACCAAGAGTTAACAAATGAGGTAGTTTCTCCATTAATGAGGTAATCACAGGCATCCTTACATTGTTTAATGTGTTTCACAATCTTGGCTTTGGAGCCGAACAGTTCAGCAACTTCCTCTGAGGCTTTCTTCCCTGGCTCATCAGCATCAAAGCATACCACCACGTTCTCAAAAGAATCCAACCATTCAAAGTTAGCCTTACAGTCCTTCAGAGCCGCTTGTGCACCATTCCTGATGGATACCACAGGCCACTTGCTTCCAAGCATCTGAAAGGCCGCTAGTGCGTCTAGCTCACCCTCTACCACGGTTACATACTTGCCTCCCTTGTGGAACAGGGATTGTCCGAACAGGGTAGCCTTTCCCCATTGTCCCTCCACCGAGAAGCTCTTATTAGCAACTGTACGCACCTTGGAGGCCACATAAGCTCCAGATTCGTCAGTGTACGGATAGATATGCTTCTGTCCAGTCTGAGTAACCTTGTAGTACTCACAGGTTTCCCTGGTGATTCCCCGATCATGGATGGGTTTTACTTCGCCTTCAGTTTTCATAGCATTTGCTCGGTTAAGTGCTTCTTTCCATCGTTCTCTATCCTCATGAGAGGATTCAGATTCTATTGTCCCACAAGCGAAACAATAGGTGTGCCCATCAGTGTAGAGAGCATTGGCATCAGAGCTACCACAATGCTCACAGGCTATGTGCCTTACAAACTCTGATGTTGTCTCATGCAACATTGTTTCTTTCCTTCAATGCTTTCTCAATGTCCATTACAAGGTCACGAGCGTAATAATCAAACTCTTCGATCTCTGCATCGGTGAGCCCCACCCATTCACGCTGTGGTTGTGGGGTGGTGTAGACCGGCGTCCCCTCAACACCATCACGCAATTGCTGCGTAAATCTGAATTCTGGATGTCTCCCGGTTGGCCACAAATACCCAAAAGGCTCCTGCACAGGGGCTGTTGGCTTGCTCAGTTCATTGGTGCTGTCGATTGTCATGTTTTCAATCCACGGCACAGGCTCATAGTCCAGCCCGAGTTCTCTGGCGTTTTCTGCCATTTCCCACAGCGCGCGTTCGCGCTTCATGCCTTCTTCAATGCCAGCGTCATAAGCATCCCAACTCTCGCACTCGCAAACATGGCGATCAGCACCATGACTTGCGTTGCGGTCAAATCCGTGTGGTGCTTTTGGGTGTGGATTGCACTTTGGCTTCTCTGCCTGTTGTGGTTGTGCGTCCAGCGTCTTGCTGGACTTAATTGAATCCAGTGGATTCAATGAGGTGGTGTAGAGGGGTTCATATTCATTTTTTTCAATTGGGGTCGTACATTCAACTTCGTTAGGCCACAACAATTCACGATGAGGTTTGTATATCCATGCAGTTGGCTTCCGCTTCTCTGCTTCTGAGATGGCTTGGCGTAAGGCATTAACCGTCTTGTTTAGCTCACTAGCGGGAACCATCCAGAAAGACGAACTCTTGTTCGTTGCCTCAATGTATTCCAACGCCTGTTTCATTGCTTCTATGCTCATGTGTTCTTCTCCTTGTGGTTTTGCGACACATTGTTGCTTCATGTCTCTTTCAGAGCGAAGGTAAACCATGTCACCCTTCTTGACTTCATTGCCGCCAACAAAAGAGCAAATATCTCCTAGCTTTCCTGTGATCTTGTAGGCTTTCATTTAAAACCCCTCATTTGAGCCTTTATTTCCTGTACCACTACCTCCGGTACTACCGAGTGCTTATCGTGAGCTTCTAGGGTGGTTTTAATCGATTCTAGGAGCATTCTGTTAGACAATCCTTCCTGTGCACATTTGAGCGTGAAGGCTTCATCGGGTAAATTGTATGTTAAAGTTACAATCATGTGTGTATTGTCACTTAAGTGACACCTTTATAAGTGTTAAGACAAAAACAAACAGAGACAAAATCATTGTTTCCCCTGGTTTTCAATTTCAATCAAACGATTGGCAACATCGGTTAAGACATTATCCTTTCCGTATGCTTCAAATAGTTTAACAATGTCTTCAATAACTGAAAAATACCATGATTCTTCAAGCATTTGTGTCAATTCTTCATCAGTCATAGATTCTCCTTAAATTTTGGCATAAAAGTTGCTCTACTATATAGTATACTTTAATGTATGTATTTCTTTAATGTATAAAATATAATTTATTCTATATCATTAATGTATTTATACACTTTAGAGTCTATATAGTCCTCTACTTGGCTTTCAGTGTCCAGATCGTCATCAATGTCCACACTGGTGACAAGGTCTTTACGTTCTATCACGGGTATGATGTGTTTCACCTCCTTAAAGCAAGAGTTGCAAAGGTCTACAAACTCAAATGTATTCGCATTCCTGCGAGTAGATTCAAAGTCACTCAAAAGAGTGTCACATGCGCGACAATGCATTTAGTTTTCCTTTCTTTTCAGTGGGTTTACGTCTAAAAATACATTGAAGTTCGCCATTCGTCCATTCAGATCATAGCAAACCGTAAACAATCCTTCCTTGGATTTTAACTGATAAATCATTCCGTTCAAACTGAAATGTTCCCCATCCTTCACCTTATTCAAGGTTGTTGTCGGGTAAATCACCCAGTCTTGTAAGTCAATCTCTGAAATCATGGTTTTAAGCCTTTATTTAGTGTTGATGCTACCTACCCCTTGACCACCTCAAAAAAGAGGCTCTAAGGGCGTTTAAATGCGTTTTAGAGCTATTCCTGAACCACTAATGAACTCTTAGTGATTCTTTTCTTGTTTAAATCCTCCCTGAAGCACACAAATTCCCCGTCTTCCAACTTAGACAAATAAGCATCAATGTGTCCCTTGCTGAAGCATAGATTACTTGCGTTGGAATGCTCTAACCTGTCTTGTAACTCATGGATGCACCATCCAAGCACTAAAGACAAGACACAAAGCACCAAAGGTGCAAAGAAATCCATCAGTTTATTGATTCTTTCAAGCATAGAAGTCCTCCAAGCTCTTCAAGTAATCCTCGAACGATTGATAGATACGCTTTTCAACATCGTCAGACAATAAGCCTTGAATGTCCACACCTTTGAGATACACGGCAGTAAGCTCCGTGTAAGCATTACCATATCGGTCTATTTCACGGGTGAAGACACACTTAAGGTCTTCGCTGCAGAATTCATGCTTGAATAGGTATTCTTCAGTGTCATTCATAGCGGTGCATCCTCAAAGTTATCAGGGTTAAAAGGAATAGGTTTATCTTTGACTGGCTTTTCAGGTTCAGTCGGAAAAGGCCAGTATGGGTCACTCATGGGTTTCCTCCTCGATGTATTCGCCTTGAGTTACTTCATTGGCAACCCACTCCGCACCGAAGTAAACCATCGCACCAGCGAATTGATCCGCATCTTCCGATGATTGCTCCACAAAAGCAGGAAAACCAGTCTCCCCTGTAATATCGTTGTATTCAGCGATAATAGCGTGTAGATCATCCTTAAATTGCTCATACAGTTTCACCATATCATTAGTCCAGATAAGCCCGTGGTGACCTGTATTTGACCCATGGCGAGCCATATCAGCCAACTCATTGTGACTATAAGTGTCAATCATGTATTGCTTAAAGTTACTCATGTGCGAATCCTTTGCAAGTGTTGAAATGATGCGACAATGCACCCAGTAACCCCCGAGGCTTCAGAGGCTACTAGTTGAATTGTCATTGCTCGGCTAGATCACAGCAAGCAATCCAGAGCAAGCGGTTTAGGTTCTGCTCATGGTCTGATAATTCTTCATCGTCCCATGCGCCGTATTCCTTCAAGCATTCAGCCACCAATGACGGTTCTAACTTATCAAGTTGCCTGCGAATGGCTGGGACAGTGCGCAAATCATCAACGTCATTATCACATGGTCCAGAGATAAAAAGGGACAAAGACGCAGGCAGCAAAGAACATCGCCGCGATTAGTTGATGAATGAGTGTTTTCATTTTAGACCCCTGCACAGACATAAAGCCAGTGTTTAGCATCACGCTTGGTTTTGTATTCACGGTCTAGGCGCCATTGATCGTCTTTTTTCTGCCATACTTGCCACTCCACCTGCTCGGTGGTGTTGCCGTTGTAGGAAGCCTTGCGAACCAGGTAGTAGCTACCCTCGCGGTCTTTGATGGTGTCTGGTGTCGGTGTACGCATTGTGTGCTCCGTGTGTTGATATAACTCTATTGTGCCTATCTTTTTTTGTCTTTACCATTAGGGTTTTCCCTAGGTTCTTTGTAAAGTTTTGTAAAGACAGACACACTTCATGTAGACAAATATAGTCCCCAGTTCCTAGGTGTCCATAGGTGTTTACCCTTAGTCTATTGTTTCACGTGGAACACTTGAAAGCTAGGCTGACAAGTACCCTTCAGAGGGTCCTTCACCGCCCCACTCACCTGCTGCAATTGAGAATCATTCTCATTTACTAATGACCAGCTAGTCAGTAACTTGTGAGTAAGCACTAACACACTACCTATAGTGTCCTGGTGAGTGAGTACACACTACCTGTAGTGTTTGGCTCAGTGAGTGAGTGCTCACTAGCTACTTGATAGGGGGGATGGGTGTTGCTTGTGAGTTTACTTTTGCTGTAGCCTCTAGCGTACACAAAAAAGTAGTTATAAAAAGTAACTAAATAGTACAATTAATTGGGGACAGAAGAGATCACGTAAGTTATTGAAAGATAAAGACAAATAACGTAAGTTAGCTACTTTTAAGTATTATGTTAAATTAGCTACTTTAAAGTGGCAGACGCGCACCTTAAGAAGGGACTTTAAAGTGAAGCCCTAAACTGTAAAAAGACAATAAATCTTTAAGTTTTTATCATAAAGTACTTGACAAGTCCACTAAAGTGTGCTATAGTTACTTTAGAGTATACTTAGAAGCATATAAGTACTTCTATGTAAATATTAATTAATTATTTATACATTAAAGTAATATATCTTTTATGTATAAATAATTATTTATAAATATACATAGAAGTATACTTATAAGTATAAGGGGGTCTTAAAAATTTTAAGACTTAGTTAAGCGTAAGCTTAACGGACTCTAAGATTTTTTGTCTAAACATCTCCTTAAGGGTAAAGATGGAACCAGAAGTTAAGAAACGTAAGGTTGGAAGACCAAAGAAGGGAGAGATTGTCGCCCTTAAGAAAAAGAATACTGGTGTCTTAGGACGTCCCAAAGGTGATACAGCCATCATCAATGAGTACAAACTCAGGATGCTCAATTCACCTAAGAGTGCTAAGGTGCTTGAAGCCATCTATGATGCAGCTTTGGACAACGATCATAAGAACCAAGCTGCTGCCTGGAAGTTGATTGTCGATAGGATTGTGCCTGTATCGGCTTTTGAGGCCTCTAAGCAGGGTGGTAGTACCCCAAGTATATCCATCAACATTTCAGGGCTCCAAGGGGCTTCTAGTGGCCTTCCTGAGGCTGTTGAAGTTGTAGAGGATGTGGTTGATGTTGAAGTCAGGGATTTAGATTCGACCGACTCGCAAGAGCTTTGAACACGTTTCGGGGTGCGTGTGGTCAAACACCCTGTTCCTTCTCAAAGAGGATTACAATGGAAACAAAAGTTTGTACGGAATGTGGTATTGAAAAACCAGTTGAAGATTTTCACTGGCACTACAAAGATAAAGGTATTCGTAGATTTGCATGTAAAATATGTAGATCTGAAAAAGAAAAGAAAAGACAGCAAAATCCTGAATTTGTTAAAAAACGAGCTGAGTATCAACTTAAAAAGAACTATGGCATAGACCAAGAAGAGTATGATACAAAGCTAGAACGACAAAAGTATCGGTGTGCTATCTGTGGATCAAAGGCTAACAAAAGAAAACTGGCTGTAGACCATTGTCATGAGACAGGCGCTATCAGGGATCTTTTATGTAGTCTGTGTAATGTGGGATTAGGGGCTTTTAGAGATGTTCCAGAACTGCTAGAAAAAGCAGCGGAATACTTAAGGAAACATGGCAGAACTTAATTTTCAACTTCTTCGCTGGCAGCAACAGGTCTTTAAAGATCCTCATCGTTTTAAAGTTGTTGCTGCTGGAAGGCGTTGTGGCAAGTCTAGATTGTCGGCAGTTACGCTTTTAATTGAGGCGCTAAACTGCCCAGAAGGTAGCTCTGTAATGTACATAGCTCCGACTCTGGGACAGGCCCGAGCGATTTTGTGGGACTTGTTGCATGAGCTTGGTAGGCCAGTGATTAAGTCCAGTCACGTGAACAACCTTGAGATCACGTTGGTTAACGGGCGTAAGATTCTTGTAAGGGGAGCAGATAATCCTGACTCTTTGCGAGGAATGTCGTTGACTTATGTCGTCCTAGATGAGTGTGCATTCGTTAAGCAAGATGTATGGGAAAAGATTATCCGAGCTTCTTTGTCTGACAAAAAAGGTAGGGCATTGTTCATTTCCACTCCTTCTGGTAGGAACTGGTTTTACGATGTTTACCAGTTAGGTCAGAAAGAAGATGATGAGTGGAAGAGTTGGCACTTTACCACCAAGGACAATGAAACCATTGATCCTAAGGAAATTGAGGCTGCTCAGAAGACTCTAAGCTCCTTTGCTTTCAAGCAGGAATACTTGAGCTCCTTTGATACCGCTGGTGCTGACGTCTTTAAGGAAGAATGGTTCAAGGAAGCAAAAGAGCCTGACTATGGTTCTTACTTTGTTGCTGTGGACTTAGCTGGGTTTGAGGATGTGGCTAAGAATGCTGGAGCAGCTAAGAAGCGGTTAGATGAGACTGCTATTGCAATTGTTAAGCTTTTGGACAATGGGGATTGGTGGGTTCATAGCATTGAGCACGGACGCTGGGATATTCGACAAACCGCTGTGAACATCCTTAAAACTGTAAGAGACTTTCATCCAACAGCGATTGGTATTGAGCGAGGAGCATTGAAGAATGCAGTATTGCCATACCTTAACGATTTGATGAGGAAGAACAACATCTATGCTCATATTCACGACCTTACGCACGGAAACAAAAAGAAGGTTGATCGAGTTGTATGGGCACTGCAAGGACGTATGGAACACGGTCGAGTTAGCTTTAACGAAGACCAAGATTGGACTGAATTCAGGGATCAACTCATCATGTTCCCTACCTCTAATGTGCATGATGACTTAGTGGATGCTTTGGCTTATGTCGATCAACTTGCTGTGGCTAGCTATAACGCTGACTACGAGGAAGATGAGTTTGAGATTCTTGACCCTATATCAGGCTATTGAAAGGAAATAAAAATGGCTACAAAACGTAGAAATATTGTTACTGAAAAAATGAAAAAAGCAGATGAAATGGCTGCAATGACTTCTGGAGTTGCAAGAAGTGAAGAAGAATATAATGCTCAGAAAAAAGCATGGAAAGATGCTTTTGATGCTCAAGCACTTTCCGAAAAAGTTGGAGCTGGACGAGGCATTGTAAATCCTCCTGCCGTTAACAGCCGAGAACAATACGAGCTTGAAAAAGAGCAAGGTGATCCGTATGCTTTGCGATTGTCGTATGAAGAGTGGAAAAAACTCTAATTTTTACCTAAACCATGAAACAAGGATTGTACGCAAACATCAATGCTAAGCGTAAGCGCATTGAAGCTGGTTCTGGTGAAAGAATGAGGAAACCTGGAAGCAAAGGAGCACCTACGGCTCAAGACTTCAAGGATTCTGCCAAGACCGCCAAGAAAAGAAAGAAAACAAATGCCTAAAGCCAAAGATCCTCGACTTGAGCGCGCTGGGGTTGAAGGTTATAACAAACCTAAACGCACCCCTGACCATCCCACCAAGAGCCACGTAGTGGTGGCAAAGGATGGTGACGAAGTTAAGTTGATTCGCTTTGGACAGCAAGGCGTACAAGGTTCTCCTGAGGGGTCTGCCCGTAATAAATCCTTTAAAGCTCGTCACGCAGATAATATCGCCAAAGGGCGCATGTCAGCGGCGTACTGGGCCAACAAAGTTAAATGGTAAGGAAACACAATGGAAGAAACTGAATACGAAGGTTACGAAGAACCCACGGAAAGCGAACGAGAGCTTGTAAGCTTCGTGGTGGAACATACGAACCGTTGGCGTGACTACCGTGATGTTAACTTCATGGGTGACTGGGAAGAGTACGAGCGTATCTTCCGTGGTCGCTGGTCTGCTTTGGATAAAACCAAAGAGTCTGAGCGTAGCCGTATTGTGTCTCCTGCCACTCAGCAAGCTATTGAGACTCGCCACGCTGAAGTCATGGAAGCTATCTTTGGTCAAGGTGAGTTCTTTGACATCAAAGACGATATCATGGATGTTAACGGTAATCCTCTGGATGTGGAAGAAATCAAAGCAAAGCTTAACGAAGACTTCAAACAAGACAAGATCATCAAGGCTGTGGATGCTATCGAACTGATGGCTGAGATCTATGGTACAGGCATTGGTGAGATTCTGGTTAAGGAAGTAACTGCTTTCCGTCCTGCTACTAAGCCTATCCCTGGTGTGGCTGGTACTGCTGCCATTGGTGTGGAAGAATACAACCGAATCAGTGTTCCTCTGAAGCCTGTTAACCCTAAGAACTTCTTGATTGATCCCAATGCTGACAGTATCGAAGATGCGTTGGGTGTGGCTATTGAAAAGTATGTCTCCTTGCACAAGGTGGTGCAGAACATGGAGAATGGGGTTTACAAGAAGGTTGACATTGGTACGTCTTACACCAATTCAGAGCTGGAGCCCACTCAAGAAGATTCTCAATACCAAGATGATAAGGTTACCTTGTTGACCTACTATGGCTTGGTTCCCCGTGAGTATCTGAATGAAGCAGAGGATGAGGAATACGAAGAGTTGTTCCCTGAAGGCTCTGAAGCTGAGGACTATGCTAACTTGGTGGAAGCCATTGTGGTTATCGCTAACGGTAGCGTTCTGCTTAAGGCTGAAGCGAATCCTTACATGATGAAGGATCGTCCTGTGGTGGCTTACCAAGACGATACGGTTCCTGGTCGCTTCTGGGGTCGTGGTACGGCTGAGAAGGCCTTTAACATGCAGAAGGCTATTGACAGCCAGTATCGCGCTCAGTTGGACTCTATGGCCCTCACC